TCTGATACAAGCAGATGTAATGAGCCCCGGCAATGCTGGGGCTTTTTTATTGTTCTTCGCTACAGTACAAACACATACATCTGTATTCCATGCCGGTCCCAGTTCGCGCGATTGACCGCCTCCGCAAAGCCGCGAATCTCGAACCAGCCAAGAAAGTCGTGGAACTTTCTGATGGCACCACATTTGAATTGTGGGTCACACCTTTGACTATGGCCGAGCGCGAACGCGCCCAACGCCAAGCCAAATCCGATGATGCTGGTGCGTTTGCCCTCCAACTCCTGATTTCAAAGGCTCTGGACGAGAACGGCAAAAAGCTTTTTGCCGCTGGAGAGATCGACATCCTTAAGAACGAAGTCAAGGACAAAGATCTCCAGTCCTTGATGCTCGCCATCCTTAGCGAAGACGAAAACGCTGAGGAGATGGACCCAAACTCCTAAGCGCGGACCTTCGCAAAGACAACTGGCTCATGCTTCAGTTCGGCGTCGCCAAAGAACTGGGCATGAGCTTGTCCGAAGTCCGCACCACAATGACCCCCGAGGAACTCCTTGGCTGGAGCGCCTACTTCAAGATCCTCAACGAGGACCAAGAGAAAGAGATGGAGAAAGCCAAGCGTAGGCGATAATTTTTGGGTGCCTAGAATAAGGCATGACCTAGTGGCTGTGGATCGTGGCCTACAGAGCTGAAATTGAAATAGCTGTAAGAGGTGCTAGACAACTACAGGAGCTTAGGAACAGAATAGAGAGTACAGCAAACTCTATTGATGAAATCAATAGGGGTTTAGTCAGCGTATCGCAAGGTACCGTCGCTAGTTTTTCCGAGTTATCTAGAGCGCTCAGGGACGCGCAACAAAATTTTAATGACGCAGCTAGAGGCACATCCGCGTACGGTAACGCTCTAGATGATTTATTAGCAGCCGAAAGAAGTTACAACACTGAGTTACGCGAACGTAATCGCCTTCTAAACAACGCAAGGGCTGCTCAAGAAGCTTCTCAAAGGGTAATAACACCAAGAAGTACAGGGTTTAGTTCTTCGCAGTACGGACCTGCAGCGCCCCCTTCGTTAATCAGGGGTGGTCAAGTTCAGCAATCTTGGGGTAGATTCTTTGGCGAAGCAGAGGAAATAGCTAGGGATCTACAAAACACCGCGAGCACACGTCAAGGCGTTATTAAACAATCTTGGAACAGATTCTTTAATGAAGCAACAGAGGTAGCTCAAGATCTACAAAACACCGCAAGCACACGTCAAGGCGTTATTAAACAATCCTGGGGTAGATTCTTTAGCGAGGCAACAGAGGTAGCTCAAGATTTACAAAACACCGCAAACACACGTCAAGGCGTTATTAAACAATCTTGGAACAGATTCTTTAGCGAGGCAACAGAGGTAGCTCAAGATCTACAAAACACCGCAAACACACGTCAGGGTGTAATTAAGCAATCTTGGGGTAGATTCTTTAGCGAAGCAGAGGAAATAGCTAGGGATCTACAGAGTACCGCAAATACACGTCAAGGCGTTATTAAACAATCTTGGAGCAGATTCTTTAGCGAAGCAGAAGAAGTAGCCAAAGAGCTACAAAACACCGCAAGCACACGTCAAGGCGTTATTAAACAATCTTGGGGCAAATTCTTTATTGAAGCAGCAGAGGTAGCCCAAGATTTAAGAAGTACCGCAGACGCACGTCAGGGTGCAATTAAACAATCCTGGAATAGATTCTTTAATGAGGCAGCAGAGGTAGCCAAAGACCTGAAAAACACCGCCTCAAAAGCCCGTACCCGTCGCAGAAAAGAGGCGCTGGGTAGCGCCATTATCGGTGGAGCGTTCCCACTTCTCTTCGGTCAAGGCATAGGCGCTGCAGTCGGCGGTGGCGCAGGTGGTGCGGCTGGCGGTTTGGTGGGCGGCCAGTTCGGCTTCGGCCTATCCTTGGTTGGTACGGCACTTGGTACTGCTGTCGATACGTTTGTCACCAACACTGCAAAAATAGCCGATTCACTAGGCGATCCAACCGCAGCCCTAGATGCACTCGAGGAAAGCGGAGTAAAGGTAGATAAAGCTCTCAGGGATAATGTCACAACTTTGGTAGAGGCGGGCGACGCATATGCCGCCCAAAGCCTTGTTCTAGAAGAAATAAATAAAAACCTAGGCCCCGAAGCGGTTAATCTACTTTCTGCTTACGATGCGGAGACGAAGAAACTAAATGACCAATACCAACAGCTTTCGCGTGAGCTTAACGCGCAGTTGTTGCCAGCGCTTGTTGGTACTGTGGTGGTATTTAGGCAACTAACCGAATCTGTAACAGATTTCTTTAATTCACCTCTTGGTCAGGGAATTTTGAAAGGTATTACCATTAACCCGACTACCTTCTTGGCGAGAAAACAGTTTGAATTTCTTACACAAACGGGCCGAGAGGCTGCCGCTCAACAAACTGGAAGAACTATCGCACTTGATCCGGCTGTCCAACGGGCGCAAGACGAAATCAACAGAAAGGCCGAACTTAAGCATCAAAAAGAATTAAGGAGACTGGAGAAAGAAAGGCTCGCAAGTACAAAACGTGCCAATAGGGAAATGGCAGCGGCTATTTCCGCGAATTTAGCATCGCAATCACGTTTAGCTGACGCTCAAATAGCAGCAGCTAGACGCTTAGAATCTATTGCTATGTCAGAATTTTCGACCGCAAGAGAAATTACAAGGTTAAAGAGAGAAGAAGAAAACATTACCAAAGAACAACTTAAATCGAGTATGACCGGCTTGCAATTCGTGCAAACAGAATTGCAAGATATTGATGCAGTGTTTGAAACCAGAAAAAAGGACTTACTTACTCAACAGGGCGCAGAAATAATACAAGCAAAAAGCTCTAAACACATAGAACTTATAGCAGAAAAGTACAAACTTATTATCAAAAATCTGTATGACCAAAAAGAGATACAGAAAGAAAATTTACGCCTTGAGGAGCAAAGACTTCTTGCGCTTGGGACAATAGCAAGACTTAGTGCCGCAGCAGGGTTCCAGGTTTCGGGCGATCCACTTGGTGCATTTGTACCCAAGGATGCAGCAGGAATCCTTAAAGGCATAGCTGGACCTTCCTTTGAAGACGGCGCAGAGCTTAATGCGATCGTCAAGCAAGAAGTTGCCCTGGCACGTGTCCTAGAGAAGTACCAAGAAATTGGCCAAGCCGCTCAACTTACCAGCGAGCTTGTCACGACCGGCTTCCAAGACATGCTGACCGGAACCAAGAGTGCTGAAGAGGTGTTTTCCAACTTCCTGAGGAATTTGGCCGAGATGCTCATTAAGACAGCTCAACAAATGATCGCCACGTATATCGCAATCGGAATCGCCCGTGCGTTTGGTTTGGGGCAATCCCCAGCTGTCGGCACCCGAGCAAGCGACTTCAACCTTGAGCCCTTTGGCCCCCTTAAAGACATCGGCTTTGCAGGATTTGCAAACGGCGGGAACCCCCCGGTGGGACGCCCCTCCATTGTTGGCGAGCGCGGGCCAGAACTGTTTGTCCCTAAATCCTCTGGAACGATTGTTCCAAACCACGCCCTTGGCGGTGACGTTAATGTGGTTGTAAACGTCACTGAGACACAGACCGACACCCGAGGTAACGGTGCCCGCGCCAACCAAGTGGGTAATGCCCTCGCGGCGGCTGTCCAGGCTGAGATTATCAAGCAGAAACGACCCGGAGGACTCTTGGCGAACTGATGGCTACCTTCCCTTCCTACGACCCCATCTACTCTGCTACAAAACAGAGTCGTCCCAACACCCGCAAGGTGCAATTTGGGGATGGTTACGAGAACCGCGTTTCTTTCGGCCTGAACCAAAACCCAAAGGTATGGTCACTTACCTTTGACTTGAAGGACACCGACGCTGATATTGTCGAGACATTCCTAGACGCCAGGGCAGTCGATGCAGCCTCCTTCGATTGGACACCCCCTGGAACGACAACAGCATATAAGTGGGTATGCGATGAGTGGTCACGAGAAATCTACTCTTTTGAGCGCAGTAAGATAAAAGCGGACTTCCGCCAAGTATTTGAGCCATGAGCACTATTGTCACTAGGGCTGGCAAAGGCTCACCACTCACTCACACCGAAGTTGACGCCAACTTCACCAACCTCAATACAGATAAAGCTGGCTACGTAGCGGGCGAAGGCGGCACAGAAACGCAAGCCACCAGCAAAAGCACGGGCGTCACGCTCAGTAAAAAGTGCGGTCAAATCGAGATGGACCCAGAAGCGCTTGCTGCCAACACAACCGTGACTTTCACGCTGACCAACACCGAGATCGTTGCTACCGACATTATTATCCTCAACCATGTCAGCGGAGGCAGCGCTGGGTCGTATCTACTGAACGCTCAGGCTGGATCGGGTTCCGCAAGCATCAATGTCCGCAACATTACTAGCGGATCATTGTCCGAAGCAATCGTAATCGGCTTTGCCATTATCAAAGCTGTAGTTAGCTGAACATGGCTTACGTTGTCTCCGGTTACTGGGATGTCGGTTATACCGACACTGAATCCAGTGCGGCGATAACTGGTGAGCTGCAGGGAATCAATCCGACTGCGATCGTTGAGCTATTTCAGCTCGAACTAAACGCCAACCAGCACGGTGTAAACCAGACTTACTATTTCCACAACGGCACCAGACAAAACTCTGGCAACAATTTAGTGTTTGGCGGCACAACTTATATAGCGCTGCCGATTGAAGCTGATGGCTTTGCATATTCTGGTCAAGGTAGTTTGCCAAGGCCAACGCTAAGGGTTAGCAACATCCTCAGCACGATTACGGCACTGCTGGCGACACTGCCGAACGGATTGGAAGGCGCAAAAGTTACGAGGCTTCGTACGTTGGCGCGTTACATCGATGACGCAAATTTCCTTACTGCCTTATCGCCATTAGCGACGCAAAGTGGCGACATATTAACGGCGCAAAATGGTGATGCTTTAATCGGTGTTTCACAAACGGGGAATCCTTACGGCACGCCCGATTCAACTGCTTTGTTCCCGTTAGAGGTTTATTACGTTGACCGAAAATCAACCGAAAATCGAAACTTAGTCGAATTTGAGCTAGCCAGTGCTTTTGACCTTGCAGGTGTTCGCGCACCCAAGCGTCAGTGCATCAGTCGTTGCCAATGGGTGTATCGATCTGCTGAATGCGGTTACACAGGCACCAACTATTTTGACGCCAATGACAACCCTGTTGTGAATACATCTGAGGATGTTTGCGGCAAGAAGCAGAGTAGCTGCGAAGCTAGATTTGGTGAGAATAACGAGCTGCCATTTGGCGGCTATCCCGGTATTGGCACTTTCTTCGCATGACTTGGCGCGACGCTGCTTTACAAGACGCTAAGGACCGCGATCCTTGGGAGTCGGTTGGTTTAGTCGTTGTCGTCAAAGGCCGTGAGCGGTATTGGCCATGCCGCAATATGGCGCACAACATGGAAAGCATGTTCGTGCTGAATCCTGAGGATTACGCTGCTGCATCAGATGCTGGTGAAATTATCGGCATTGTTCACAGCCATCCGCACACCGCACCAGTTCCCAGCGAAGCCGATCGAGTTTCAGCAGAAAAACACGGCCTCCCTTGGTACATCGTCAACCCACGAATTGAAACCTGGGGCGAATACTGCCCTTGCGGCTACAAGGCTCCCTTGATTGGCAGGCAATGGACTTGGGCTGTCAACGATTGCTGGACTTTGGCGCGTGACTGGTACGCAGAACAAGGAATCATGCTGCGCGATTGGGATCGCCCTGCAACACCAGAATTGTTCATGAATGCGCCGATGTTTGATGGCGCCTGGGCTGCAACAGGATTCCGCCAGTTGGCCGAAAATGAACCGTTGGAGCGTGGCGACTTGCTGCTGATGCAGATTAACGGCAAAGGCTTGAATCACTGCGCCGTATTTATCGGTGATGGGATGGTGCTACATCACCTTGCAGGACGCCTAAGCAGTAGAGATATTTACGGTGGCTGGCTACAATCGGTGACAGGGAGGCGGCTGCGTCATGTTGCGTAAGGTCAGGCTTTACGGGCAGCTCGCCAAGTTTGTTGGTCGAACTGTATTAGAAGCGGATTTAAGCACTACAGCGGAAGTAGTGCGAATGTTGATTGCAAATTTTCCCGCATTAGAAGAACACATGACCGATCAGCATTACAAAGTGCTGGTTGGCAAGCGTGCATTAACGCTGGACGAGTTGCATTTCCCTGTTGGGCAGGAAGAGATCAAAATCGTTCCAGTGGTTGTCGGTGCTGGTGGTAACGCTGGTTTGACTATTCTTGCCGGTGTCGCATTGGTTGCTCTTTCGTTTGTGAGTTTTGGTGGCACTGCTTTTGCTGGAGCTGCAGGCGCTTCCGGTCTCGGTATTTTTGGTGGAACGGGCGCTGCATTTGGATCGTCTGCGTTGTTTTTTATTGGTGCAGGTCTTGTGTTGACCGGCATTTCTCAAGCTATCTCTCCAGTGCCTGCAATCCCGCAAGGCCCAAATACTGAACAGGATCCACGTAAGTCTCAGTCGTATTCATTTTCGGGCGTACAAAACACAAGCCGTGGTGGCACGCCTGTTCCTATCGTTTACGGTAAGACTCTGACTGGCAGCGTTGTTATCTCTGCTGGTATTGACACCGTTCAGGTAAGGACATGACAACGATTATTGGTGCTGGCGGCGGCGGTGGTGGCGGCAAAGGTGGCGGTGGTGGTGGTGGCAGTAGCCGCTCACCTAAAACCACGCCTGATTCTCTTGATTCAAGGCAGTATGCAAACGTCATTGACTTGATTTCAGAAGGCGAAATCGAAGGTTTAGTTGACGGCAATAAATCAATCTTTCTGAATAATACTCAGCTAGAAAGCGTAACTGGTGATTTTAACTTTGAAGACGTTACTGTTTACACCCGTAACGGCACGCAAAGTCAAGAGCATATCCCGCTAACGCCTGGAACGGAAAACGAGCGTGCAGTGAATCGCCCTGTTGCGCAACCAGTTCCGATCATAGAAAGTATTACGGACGATGAAGTTGATGCAGTAAGAATCACCATTTCAATTCCATCGCTACAAAAAATTGATAACGAAACTGGGGACACTGAAGGCACTTCTGTTCAGCTAAAAATTTATCTGCAATACGCAAGTGCGGGCTTTGTAGAGGTTGTCACCGATAGGATCAGTGGCCGCACCGCTGATTTGTACCAAAAGGATTATTTGATTGAGCTAGATCGGCCAAATCCTACCGACAACGTAGATGTCAAAGTTGAACGCATCACGGGCGATAGCACCAACTCGCTGCTGACAAACGCTTTCAGCTGGACAAGCTTGACGGAAATTAAATGGGCAAAGCTTACTTATCCGAATAGCGCACTTGTCGGGTTGCGTGTTGATGCTGAGCAATTCAACAGCATCCCATCGCGCAAATATCTGATTAAAGGCATCAAGGTCAAGATCCCCAATGGCGTTACTGTTGACCCTGACAATGGCAGGATTATCTATCCGCAGAATTTTGTCTGGGACGGAACATTTGCTGCTGCAACATGGTGCGCCTGTCCAGCGTGGATTTTATGGGATTTGCTGACCAACACACGATACGGTTTCGGTAATCATATTGACATCTCTCAGCTTGATAAGTGGGCGTTTTTTGCAGCGTCAAAATACAGCAACGAATTGGTTGATGACGGCTTTGGTGGAACGGAAGCTCGTTTTAGCTGCAACACCACAATTCAAACAGCTGAAGAATCCTTCAAGCTAGTTAATGATTTACTGTCAGTCATGCGCTGCCAAGGTTTCTGGAGTGCAGGCAGTCTGACTATTGCGCAAGACGCACCACGGGATCCGGCCTATCTATTCACGATGGCCAATGTCACAGAGGATGGTTTTACGTATAGCGGCAGCAGTCTAAAAACTCGCCCCACCGTTGTTGTGGTTAGCTATCTCGATATTGACCTCAAAGATAAAGCCTACGAGGTAGTCGAAGATCATGATGGCATCGCAAAATACGGCGTGGTGCGTAAAGAGTTTGATGCGTTTGCCTGCACTAGTCGTGGTCAAGCAGCAAGGATAGGCAAGTGGATTTTGTACTCTGACAGATACGAAAAGGAAGTCGTTTCATTTACATCAAGCCTTGATGCTGGACAGGTTGTCCGGCCTGGCATGGTGATTCAAATTGCTGATCCTGTCGTTGCTGGTGAACGCAAAGCAGGTCGAATCAATGCTGCGACTAGCAATTCCATCACGGTTGACGATACGGCAAGCACCGACTTGAACTTTGGTTCAGGTAGCAAGCTGCATGTCATCTTGCCCGACGGCACAGCTGAAACCAAGGAAGTCAGCACCATTGCCAGCGGTGTTATTACGGTCATTGGGGCGTTTAGCGTCACCCCAAACGTCAACAGCATTTGGATGCTTGAAAGCCTTGGTTTGGGCGCTAATAACATCCAGCCAACACTGTGGCGTGTACTCGCAATTGAAGAGCAGGATCAGATGCTCTATACCATCAATGCCGTTTCGTACAACGAGGGTAAATACGCTTACGTTGAAGACGGTGAAGAGCTTCAGCAGCGTGACGCAACAAATTTAGATGTCATCCCCGAGCCACCAGAAGATCTAGAGGTACTAGAGACAATTCCTCTGGGTGGAACGGAGCCAACCAAGGAAGTTCAATTCGTACTGAACGGCAGAGTAGCCATCAAGATTACATGGCATTGGCGCGTTCCCAGCGGCCAAACCACCAAGAAATTTCGCGTTCGTTACCGCCACGAAGACGACAACTTTACTGAAGAAATCATTCAGGGCACCACGCTAGACATCCTTGACGCCAAGCCAGGTAACTACCAAATCCAAGTCAGCGCTATTAGCGGTAGCGGCATTCTGTTCAGTAAGCCTGCCCTTGCCAACTACACAGTTCAAGGTCTTGGCGCACCACCGGCTGACATCGTTGACCTAAGCCTGACACCAACAACTGACACACTGGCAATTCTGTCTTGGGATCAGGTTGACGAACTAGATGTGCAGCTTGGTGGGCGCATCATTATTCGCCACGATCCACGGCCTTTAGCAGCCGCTGAATGGAATAGCAGCAACCGCATTGTTGACGGCGTTTCTGGTGCTTCCACTCAAAAACAGGTGCCGTTACTTGCTGGAACGTACTTTGTCAAAGCCGAAGACTTCCTTGGCAATCGCTCTGTCAATGCAGTTGGCTATGAAGTCGCACTGCCTGACCCTGATGCGCTACTGACGGTCAAAACTTATGCAGAGCAAAGCTTGTCTCCGCCGTTTGATGGAACAGCTATCAACTGTGCATATGACGTAGCTGAAACAGCGTTAGTACTAGAGCCTGACATCTATGTTGCGTTGGGTTATGCCGTTGATTTTTACTTTGAAGTCGATGGACAGGCTGAATATACCTATAAAGATACCTTTGATTTTGGTGCGGTTTATGACACGATTATTCGCCGCACAATCCTTAGTCGCCCCACGGTTCAAACGGGAACCTTGTTCGACGATTACCCCGGATTGTTTGACGACGCTACTGGCTTCTTTGATGGGACGAGTTCAGATGCGGTCAATACGGTGACTTACGTGCGAACGACGGATGACGATCCAGCAGGATCACCAACTTGGGGACCATGGACTGAGTTCGTTGCAGGTGTGATTCAAGGTCGCGGCATCCAGATCAAA